AATCTCTCGATTACAGGCGATGAACAAAGCCTACTCAATGGCGCGTGGCGAGTGCGAGCAGGCATATAATGACTACTAATCCTGACGCGGCTAAAATAGAACAATTACCCATATTTTGTTACTACGACAAACAGCGTTTTACGCAATTTGGTTCTATGGATTGTGCTAACTGGTATGGGATTGCTGTTGAGTCTGGCAAAAAACAACAAGCTCTATATCCGACGATGGGACGACAACATGTAGTCAATCCCATAAGCCATGAAAATGTGCTTATTTTTAATGCGCAGCCTGTCGTCGAATACAAATCTATTGACTTTTTGTATGTGGTAGACGGTACTACCGTATATCAGTTTGACCGATTCTATAATCGAAAAACGCTGCCCATCAATGTGGCATTGGGCGCACCTATTTGGTTTGCCACGCTTGCTGTAGGCACGATTATTTATAATATGATGACCGATGGCACTAATATATTTTTAATTACAGAATCAGGTTCTACGGTCACCGCAGAGGTGGTGACCGACGTTAACAAACCGGTAAATCCTCTTTATGTGGCTTCTTTCGGTAACCGCTTTGTAGTGAGCTCGGCGAATACCCCTGATTTTACTTTGTCGACGATTAATGTGGCAGGCGGTGCGGCTGCGTGCTTTACCTTTGGAGTATTCCCGAACCAATTCGCTTTGTTTAATCGTGCCTCAGGCATTATTGGTCAATTTGCAGTATTGCATAATCAATTGTACATCATGTGCAGTTTTACGACGGATGTTTGGGCGAACATTATTACCCAAATTACGGTGGCAGGCGTTACTCGGGAATTTCCTTGGAAGATTAATAGTTCGTATAACTTTGATTATGGGATTGCCGATCCGAATAGCTTGTCTGTCGATTTTGGCATGATGGTATGGCTTGCTGAAAATTCCAATGGTTTAGTGTCTTTTATGATGTCTAATGGACAAGCTCCGCAAGATATCTCGTCGCAGGCGATTAACGTGTTGCTTGAGAACTCCACCCATCCCGACATTCTTAATCCTTTTTTAAATCAAGAGGTGGATGGTTTTTTATATCAATATGAGAATACGATTTTTTATAGGGCGGCTGCCGGCTCCTTTTTAAGTTTTGGTGATTTGGATATTATCGACAATGCTAATGCCGTGGAATACAACTTTGAAACGGGCAAATGGGGTCGGGTCATTGAGCTCAATGGGGAACGTAATCGCATACAAAAACACGTCTATTTTAACAATCAGCATTTAGTGATTGTGCAAGACGATCCGGCCATTTATGTCATGGCGGGCAATATTTATCATAATGAATTGATTAATCCCGCACAGCCCAATCACCAAGCCGTAGATGCCTTTTTAAAGTTTCCTATGCGCTATGAATTAGTGACCCAACAACTGTATTTGCCCGATTATTCGGAGTTCTTAGATGAGTATGTCGAGATTGATTTTGTATTTGGCAATAAGACGTTTTATAAGAATTGTACACCGTTTCTTAATGCTGTCTTTATTGTGGGGGAAGATTCAACTCCTACCATACCTATTTATATGCTTACAGAGGATGATAAATTTATTCTTGCAGAGGGTTCTAACACACCGTCTTTTGATGATAATCATTATTGTGCCTTATTTAAGCCTCATATTGAGCTGTATTATTCGGATGATGGTGGGGAAACCTTCCTTTTTCCGATGTTCGTGAATTTAGTCCCTTAGGGCGCTATCGATGGCGTATGCGTTGGTATGAATTAGCGTGCAGTCGTAATCGATGCTATCGACTAGTGTGTGTCAGTTCGGCACCTATTGTTATTTTAGGAGCCGTTCGTAATACGCGCCGTGTTAGCGGAGGTGCGAATTAATGACTCTTTTCTTAGACAGAATAGATTCAGCACCTATTATTAATGGCGATTTTGACCCGCAATTTTTGCAATGGGTCTGGGTATTGGTCGATGCGCTTAATGAAAACATCAATGACATTCAAAACGCCTTTAATCTGTTAACAGCCATGAATTATACGGCAGCAGATATTGCAGCTATGAATACGGCAGGACTATTAGGGAATGGGGTGTTGGTGTATGACACTACCAATAATGTGTATGTAGGGATGCAAAATGGGGCGTTGGTTACATTTACGACGACGGCCTATCCATAAGGAGATGTGACCATGAATTGGTTATCGAGTTTTTTACATCCTGAAAAAGGGTATCAGAAAGGTCAAGAGCAGCTTGATAAGTATTACAATCAGGCACAAGGCTATCAACAACCCTATAACCAAAACGGCCAAGACCAATACAATAACTTGCAATCTTATATTGATAACTTAATGCACCCTGAAAAACTTCAGGATGAATGGGTTAAAAATTATACCGAATCTGAAAGCGCCAAAAATGCCGAAGGTATGGCCCAACAACACGGATTGGATGCAGCAAGTTCTATGGGGCTTATGGGTTCAAGTCCTGCTTTAAGCGCAATCCAGGCCGGTACTTCTCAAATCGGATTAGATGACCGTCAAAAATACTTAGATGACTTAATGCAGAAATACATGCAAGGCGCTGGTTTGTCTCAAGGCATTTATAACCAGGGAGCCAATACGGCCAACGGCATGTCTAATAATTCCATGAATATGGGTCAGAATTCGGCCGGATTGGCTTATGGGGCTGAAAACTCAGGCGGCAATATGTTTAGTAATATATTGGGAAGAGCCATACCTATAGGTGCCGGATTTGCTTTGGGAGGGCCTGCAGGAGCCGCGGCTGGAGCTGGACTGGGGAATAAATGGTCGCTCAGAGGGAGTAAATAATATGGCACTTAATATTCCTTTACCAGGAGTTCAGGGCGATGTGTTTGGTAAGGCGTTGGATAATGGTGCTGGAATGTTTGCACGTCTTATTCAGCCTACTCTTGAGCGCGAAAAACAAAAGCAATTAGAGGAACATTTTCAAGAGCAATTGAAATTAAGCAAAGCCGCTGCCGTCAGAAATGCATCATTAATGCCTTATCGCTTGCAAGAGCTTCAAGACAAGCACGCAGCCGCCCAGTTTGAACGCAACATGATGAATCAATTAATGGGTGCTGAATCAAGCGGTGGGGATATGGACGGTGCTATGGCTGGCGGTATGGGTGGTGGTTCTATGCCCGGAGCGCCCCAGCCACAAATGCCAACTGAAGAAACAGGCCAAGGAATGGGTGCGTTTACGCCTGAAGGAATGCAACAGGCACAGCAAGCCTTGTCCCGGCCTCAAGCGGGCGCACCACAAGGCCCACAAACCGGCGGCGCTAACAATCCTTTGTTACATAAATTAATGCAAAACCCTATGATGCGTGGATGGTTTAAGCATAAATTTGGTTACGACCCCTTAGCACCAACAGCGCAAACCCCTGAAGATAAACAGGCTATGGCGCTCGACTTGTTCAGACAGAAAGAAAAGGTCAAGCAAGATGCGAAAGCGGGTGACATTGCGACCAATAAAGTATTGACGCAAAATCAATCGGCCTTACAAGCTATTGATACCGTTATGCCCATGCTTGATGAATTCATTAAAAACCCTGATAAAGTATATGGACAGCTTGACTTTAGTCCATCAAAGAAAGCCGCTTATGAGGCCAAAACAGGCGGCATGATTGATATGCTGGTCGCAGCGCAAGCGTTGCCACAAGTAAAAGAGAGCGTGGAATTAGTCAAAGACCAAGTAAGGCGCCGGGCCAATGAAACAACCAAGGCATACATTGAGCGACTAAAAGACTTTAAGAAAGATTTGGCCGCAAGGCGTTCAAAGTCAAAATCAGTGGTTCAAAGTAAAAGAGTTGACACGGAAGGGAGTGGCGATGACTTTTCGCATATGTCTGATGATGAGTTACGAAAAATTGCCGGGGGTGGATAATGACGCCTGAACAAGCCAGACGAGAATTAGCGCGCCGTGAACTTGCCAAACGACAAGAACAAGCGCCCGAGCCTGAAGACAACGAGAACCTATTGCAAAAAGTATTTCGCTACGGGATTAAAGACCCTGCAATTGGCGTTTTGAATATGGGCCGTGAGTTTGCCAACCTGCCACACAAAGTATCTGGTGGTAAAATACCTGAGTTTTCACCCTCTGATTTTGATTTTGGTGGCGCTCTAGGTGTCGAGAAGCCCGAGCCGATGGATAAATTAATCCAGTTTGCCGGACAATACGGCCCATCTTTAGCTATTCCCGGGGTGGGGTTAGGTCGTGCCGGACAAGCAATAAGCAAAATTCCGGGTGCTGGCAAATATCTTTCAAAAGCGGTTTCTGAAGCCATACCCCAAGCTTTGTATGGAGCGGCACAAGCGCCGCAAGATTCGTTAAAGGCTGGCGCTGAAACGGGCGCCACAATGGTTCCATTGCATATACTTACCCAATTAATGGGAAGCACTAGCCCTAAAGTTAAGACCCTTGCAAAAATATTAGGTGGTGGGGCGTCTGGCTTGCTTGGCCGTGAAGGTGCAAAATCCATGGGATTTGGTGAAGTAGGATCGGACGCTGCCGCTTTATTCTTAGGCGCTTTGGGCGCTCGTGGAATGGACACAGTAAAAGACCGAAAAATGCGCCTTACTGAAGGATTAAATAAGCCTTTGGCAAATGAAAAGTTAGCGGCTGCCAATCGATTGGGATTGGATTATTTAACCCCTGCCGAAGCGGGCGAAAGTCAATTAGCTGCGACTCGTCAAGGCGCTTTAGGCAAAACTGAAGAGGGCGCTAAATTATTACATGAAAAAACCCAATCAAGAGAAAAAAGCGAGCGACGTGCGATTGAAAGCACATTGAATAAAATTTATTCCGATGATTTGAATCCCGTGATAAATGCGGCTTATGAAGGATTAAAACCGGTTAATTTATCCACTGATTTTCCTTTGCAATACAAAGACAATGCCATTATAGAAGCGGCTGAAAAAAGGGTAAAAACACGCCCTGCTTATCAAGAAAGCCTGAAAAAATATTTGCCTGAAAATGTTAAATTAAAAAATGGTCAAGTCGATATTGAACCAACAAGTCTTGTTTATTGGGATCACGTTAAACGCGCCTTATATGATATGGGGCAAGAAGCCGAACGAAAAGGAAGCGGCGGAGAAGCTAACATATTAAATGAAACAAGAAGGGAACTTGTTAACAAAATGGACGAGCAATACCCGGAATATGCGGAAGCTCGCGCCCTTTATGAGCGTAAAAAAGTACGTCAAGGACTGGAAAAAGTATTTGACCGTAAAGCGGTTAATGGAACTAACTTTTATAAAGCGCTGGAATCAGAAAAGAAATTTGATGAACTTATGGGAAGTTTGAGAAACGCCCCTGAAGCTGCGCAAAACCTTAAAGATATGCGCCTAGTGTTTAAAGAGCTACTTGGCCCACGCACCATCAAAACCGCTAAAGGCAAAGAAGAATACGGCATGAATGAACGCAGAAGTTCAGGCGCATTTATGGAAAGCCTTATTGAGAATGTATTCACTAAAGGCGGCAATGATAAAGCGGCCATTGAATTCATTACAAGCAAAGACTGGGCCAATCAACTAAAAGAAATTAATAAGATTTCTGACAAACATATGAAGATGATTGCTTTTGCCCTGGCATTAAGTAAAGGCGCATCACAGGCAGCGGGGCAACAAGAACGAAAACCGATGGAATTAGAGCTCATTGGCGGCCATAGATAAATGATTGTTATGTGATTTAAGATAGTATGATTGATAGGCACCCCATAGTTTAAATAATGCTCTGCCAGACCATGAAGACAGTTCTTTAACGGCATCTATAAAGCCAATAACTATAAAAGGAAGGGCGCCCAAGCAGTATACCCATAGTTCAAGTTTCATTAAGACCCCCAAATGGTGAATTATAGCTCAATGGATGAGCAAAAAACAAGCATAATAAGGATATATTATGGCACTAATGATGTAGATAAATTGCCATAGCATAAGAATAAGCGGTTTTTAATTGACCTATTTCATTAAAATGACAATATCCATCAATTCGCTCATTAGTTTCAACCAAACTATCGGTATCGATTGCTAAATAAATCTTATTTTGTTCATTAGAAAAGGTGCGTTGCATCATGGCAATAGAATTATCTTTAATCCAATTATCACCGCAACGAGTAGCAATCGCATAATAAAAGGGTATATTATTAATATCGGTTCGAAGGGTTGATAATAATGAATAGAATGCTTTTTTATAGTCTTCATCCGGTGTTTTTTCTAGCCAATCCGATTCGCCTTGATGCCATACAATTTCAGTGAGTTGGTATTTTAAATTCAGCTTATTTATTACCCCCATTAACATAGTATTGAGGCGCGCTTCTTTCTGCCAGAAACTAATTTTTGTTCCATTCATTCCCGATGGAACGATTATAACTTGCTTATAAACACCGAAATCAATCAGATAGTCAGCAAAGGGTGTCATAAACTCGCCATTAACTCCTGTTGTACCCAAGAGAGGGGATGCGGCCATATAACACTTACCGTTATAGAAATTGTAAACTTTTGTAGGGTAATGCGACATAAATTTCTTTTGCCCGTGATTACCAGAATTAGATTGTCCAATAACCAGAACCACTCCTACACTAGAGTTTTGGGCGGGGCAGGATACTTCGATTTTTCCAGGATAATCAATAAGACGACCTAAATTATCAAACTCTGCAAAAATGTAATTATTTAATCCAAAAAATAATAAAGCAGTTAGTAAAAAATTCATTTATAGATCCTTTTCAATATCATCCCTAATGTACTTTTACCACGTCGTAACAATACTTGCGATTTCACCTAGATATCGCGCCTTTGTCAAGACTATTAGGACCTCATAAAAAACCGATATTCAAATGAGTTTATTCTGTGCATATACCAACCAAATGAATTAGGAATAATGGCTTGCAATGGTGGAGCATGGTACTATTCTGTAATAAATTTCACAGGGAGTGATGGCTATGCCATTAGGTGTACGTGGATTTAATCCGATTTGGTCGGAATTTGATTTGCAAGGGAATATTTTCGATGACACCTTCTATATGTTTGTTCTTGAGAATACTCTTCCCTACATTCCTGCCAAGGTATATCACGATCCCGATTTAAATGTGGTTTGGGATAACCCTATTCAATTCTTAGCCAATGGCACCTTACCTAATGATATTTATTTTGAGTCCGAACACGTCTATCGATTAGAGTTTCGAAAAGGACCTACCCAATCTTTCCCTCTTATCTATGAAGTTAATAATTATGTGCCAGGGGCCGGAGGTTCGACTCCGGTTGATACGGTAGCCTTGGCCTCAAACAATCAAATGACCAATCCTCAATTTGCATTAATTAATTATCTACCGTCCTTGGTACTCACCAGTATCACCAATCCCGATCCCATCGATATCGCACCAGGATGGGTGCTTGAATTAGCAGGAACCGGGAGTGTTACCATTGAGCAAGTACCGCTTAATGATTTAAATACGAATCCTTCTAATGCAAGTTTTGCCCTCCATTTGACTTTAAGCGGTTGGAATGCAGGAGGCGTCTTTTTAAGGCAGCGGTTTGATTTCAATGGGATGCTATGGGCTAATAAAACGGTCTCTTCGGCAATAACTACCCGCATAGAAGGCGAAGCTCAATCGATTAGTGCTAACTTAATAGATTCCAATAACACGCCTTTAACGCAAGTATTAGCCAGCACCGTAGTGAATGAATCTTGGAATCAATTTACAGGCCATGGCACTTTAGGGGACACCACTAATCCTGATTTTCCACCCACAGCCTGGATTGACTATAAATTAGCACTCCCAAGCAATGTTGAAATTTATGTCACAAGCTTTCAATTAATAGTACAAGAACTCCCTATTGAACCCGGTTTTGTACAAGATTCGGTGGATAGACAAATCGATTATACTTACCATACGGCAGTGCCTATCGTACCCGTAGGCACTGTGATTGACTGGTGCGGTTTTGGAGTGCCCATTCATTATTTATTTTGTGTGGGACAACCTCTTAGTCGACAACTATTCAATCTTCTGTTTCAAGTGATGACCCATGTGGAAACCGTAACATTAACCGCAGGTCTTAATACATTTACCGTAGTTGCCGGCTTTGAATATCGCATCGATATGCCCCTTGAAGGTCTGGGGATACAAGCGGGAACGGTCGTTACCAATGTAGTAGGCACCACCATTTCAATGTCGTTAGCCGCAACCATTAATGGGTCTTCCGCAGTGCGATTTTTTACAGCTCCTAATGGAGACGGTTCAACGACTTTTAATCTTTACGACTTACGTGGATTTGTGACTGCAGGATTTGGGGATACAGGACTTCTTTTGCCGGCCGCTTTTGATGGGGTAGGACGAGCTCTTGGAGCTCCGACTCATGCCATTGATATTACTGAAATGCCTAATCATAACCATCCTGGAAGCACCGTACCTATTGCTATCGATGCGGCATCGGTATCGGGTCCTGGTGTACTTATAAGTGTTAATAGTACGAACACTGCCGTCAATGTGGCTCCTCAAGGAGGTGGCGTTGCTATGTCATTGATTCAGCCCACTATGATTATGAAAAAATTAATTCGCTATAGATAATAATTCTAACCAGGAGTAAGCAGTGACTATTTCTTATAATGCTAACTATATTGAAACAATGCCCTTCAGTGATACGGCTTTTCAAATCAATTGCGGTTCTAGCGCGGAACAAACAGCGACGGTTCCAGGCCCTGTAACGGCGCAATATCAAGCGTATTTTGAATACACCCAAGGTTCCAATGTGTTTATTTGTTTAAATGGAACTCCTGTAGTGCCTGCGAGCGGTACCGTTGGCGTGCAACAATACAATGAATTCCGGCCTAAAAAACGATATGTTCGTGGGGGTGATGTGATACACTTTATCACACCAGATACGGTCGCCTACATAGGAGTGTCCTTAAGACAACTTCAAGGCTGATATCGTAATCACAAGGATTTCGTGATGGTTAACACTATTAAGTTTAGCGAGATGACAGCAGGAGGCGATTTAGCGCCTGGTGAAAAAACTCCGGGATTATTAGGAGGGGCAAATGTATTGTTCAATAATCCTTGGACCTTTCTAGCGCCTGGGTCAACCGCCGATAGGCCAGTTCCCAGTGCGGCTATCGATGGACGCTTGCGTTTCAATACCGACACTTTAATCTATGAATATTACGATACGCTGGTATCCATGTGGGTTCCGTTATCAGGCAGTGGTACGGGAACTGTAAATCCAGGAACTGCTAATTCCATTGCTTTTTATGCGGCCAACGGTACGGCAGTCTCTCCAACCAATACCGCTAATTTATCAGTTCTTGTAACCAATGGATCGGGATTTCCTTCATTAAGCACCACATTGCCCACGGGCCTATCCATTCCGGACGCAACGATTACTGCCTCTACTGCGGACTTAACCTCAGGACAAATAGCCGCGACTCCGGTAAATCCTACAGACATTGTCAATAAAGCGTATGTCGACTCCTCAGTGGGCTCAGGGGTTACTTCCATCACGGGTACCACTAATCAAGTGATTGCCTCGTCTCCCACCGGGGCGGTTACATTAAGTTTACCGCAAGACATTGCTACAGGAAGCACGCCTACCTTTGCAGGAATTACGCTTACATCAATCCCCTTGGGGGGCTCCTCGGGCGGCACTGGCATCAATAATGGAGCCAGCACTTTAACTTTAGGTGGAAGTTTAGCGACGATTGGTGCCTTCACAGCGCAATTCACTTTTACAGGCGCCACAAGTGTTATTTTTCCTACTACCGGTACTTTAGCCACCACTTCAGGAACCGTTTCTTCGGTTTCAGGAACAGCTAATCAAATAGATTCTACAGGCGGCACTACTCCAATTCTTTCTATTGCGAACAATCCTATTTTGCCGGGATTAGGAGGCGTTACTTTACCCGGAGGCACGACGGCACAAAGGGCAGGTGGTGCTGGCACTATTCGATTTAATTCCCAAACTACGTTATTTGAATCTACGGTGGATGGAACTGTATGGGCCACTATAGAAACTTCGGCGACGGGGGTTACGAGCATTACAGGAACTGCCAATCAAGTAATTGCTTCCTCTCCTACAGGGGCGGTCACCTTAAGTTTGCCGCAAGACATTGCGCCCGCATCTACAGTTACCTTTAATTCGGTTATAGCTACCAGTAGTTTAAGTACTGCTAACATTACCATGACTGCAAATGGTTCGCCTATTAATTCAGCGGATGGGTTTGGAACTCTTAAACTATTAATCAGTGGTGGTACTAGTGTGAATAGCACAGCAATAGTTGGGGGTCCTACAGGGATTAATCCTCAACTCATCATGAATGGAAGTGATACTAATGTAGGTCTTCAAGTAACTTGTCAAGCCGCTGGTATCTTTGCAGTAAAAAGTACCTCTTCTTCCCCTTTAAGTATTTTATCAGGTACGAGTTCTCAGCATACTTCGACAATGACTTTTCCCAATACGGCGGCCTCTCAAACCTATACGTGGCCTGATGCCACGGGAACGGTAGCTTTGACGGCGGGTTCTGGTGGATTAAAAAGTTTTCAAATATTTACTACAGGAACGGCGGCTACCTACACAAAACCAGCTGGCATTACTTCTATTCTCGTAGAAGTACTTGGGGCGGGCGCTGGTGGTGGTGGCGCTACTGGGGGTTCTGGTACTGCCTCTCAAGGAGCGGGCGGCGGCGCTGGAGGCTATGCACGATTATGGATCCCGTCAGCGTCCGCTTCTTACACCTATACAGTAGGGGTGGGTGGTGCTGGAGGGGTTGCGGGAAACAATACTGGATCATCGGGAGGCGCTACTAATTTTCTCGCGGGAGGATTACAAGGTAATGGTGGTGGTGGTGGTTCCGGCATGGGAGCAATTGCCACTGCCACAGCTAGTGCGGCAGTAGGGGGGGATGGCGGTGTTGGATTGAATGGAAATATTAATGTCAAAGGAATGCCGGGATTATGGAGTTTAGTAGTAGTGGGCTTTATATCCGGTGCTTCTGGCGGCAGTAGTCATTATGGAGGTGGAGGCGTCCTCCCTTCTCTAACTCCAGGTGCTGGAGGCGCAGCAGGAAACTATGGATCAGGGGGTTCTGGAGGTTATTCCACTACCGTAAGCTCAGCAGGCGGTGCTGGAAGTTCCGGATTAATTATTGTCTGGGAATTTGCATAAAGGATATTCATAATGATTAATTATGTTACTGGCGAAACCTTATATTATTTAAATTTTCGTCCTTGTCGAGTCATTATAAATACCGACGATAATCTAGCTACTGTGATGACCGAAGGGTATTTAGATGGAGAAAATACAGTGGTTTATACGGAAGATTTACAAGCATTGGTGCTTACTACCGATGGCGTTGTAACTTTAGCCATTTCATTAGCTAATAGTCATACCAGTTTAATAGCTCCTGTAGTCGTTCCCTAATTGAAAAAATATTATTGATTTTAGTAAGAATAGATAATAATTAAGGATGACGGCCTATCCTTAATTATTAGAGCAATTAGTTACTTTTTTATTACTTTTTATTACTATAGAGGAAAGAAAAGATGTCTGAAGTAAAAGAGTCACAAAATATAGTATCCATGATAGATGAATTAAACAAAGAACATATTCATTTTATAGTGCAACGAGATTTGGCCCAACAAAATCTTAATCAATATATTGGTGCTATTTATGCGTGTGAGACGATGATTAAAAAATTCGAAGAACAAAAGGCCAAGAAGGAGTTGGCGCAAGGAGATAATAAAGATGGCGAAGTTAACTACGAAAGCACGGGAGAAGTTGCCTAAGAGCGATTTTGGTCTTCCTGGACGCGAAGCATATCCGATGCCTGACAAAAATCATGCCAGAAATGCGAAAGCACGAGCTTCAGAAATGGAGAACAAAGGGAAGCTTTCAGAAAGTTCGAAAGCTAAAATTGATGCGAAGGCCAACCGTATTTTGGACGGTGGTGAGCGAGGGAGAAAGGGCTAAAATGAAAAAAGAATCTAAGAAAATGGAAGAAAAAAACATCCGTAATTTAGATAAGAAAGACGGGAAGAAGATGGAAAAGAAAAAAATGAAGAAAGATTGTAAATAACTAAGGAGCGAATCATGGCTTACGAGGATACCCCTAAAAAACCAATAGAAATACGAGAAGGGAAAGGCGACGGTTTCCAAGGTCATGATGCGCTCATTGACCAAGCTAAGGCATCAGGAAAATTTGGATATCGTACGGATGTGGCGGCAGAAGGCGTTGGTTATTTAGGGGTTGATGATATAGATAGGATAAGACGTAGAAAGCTTAAATAAGTAAATGATTTACTGTTCTATACCAATAAGGAGATTTTTTAATGAGTATTTTAGCATTAGCCCGTAATTTTAACGGCGATCCGAATATCGTGACCATCGTGTCCGATGACTCGCTTGCTACCATTACCACGGCCGGTTATTTAACCACTACTGACATTGTTGCCGACATCGCTTTGTTACAAAACGGCGTATTCCAATGGGAACCCACCGATTTAGTATTAATCAGTTATGCCGGTGGTATCGGTTTTTTCACCATGAATGCGACTACTAATACGTTTGTAGCGTTAGCGGCTCCTGGCGGATTAAGTCCTACTTTATCGAACACTAATATATTCGTAGGTAATGCGTCTAACGTCGCAACAGGCGTTGCAATGACAGGGGATGCTAGTATTTCTAATACTGGTGCTTTATTGATTGGTGCGAGCGCCATTACTACTACAAAAATAAACAATGCGGCGGTTACTCTTGCCAAATTAGCGGCAGGAATTACTCCAAGTCATATTATTAAATTTGGTGGCACACAAGCTAATGGGGGCGGTTCGGCTACTATCGCAATAACCGTTACAGGAATGCTTTCTACCGATTTGCCTTTTGTTGATATACAAGCGTCAACGAATGCGGTGAATGTGCAAAAAGTAACGCCTACGGCTAATACCATTACAGTGCTTTTATCTGGCGATCCAGGTGCCACCACTACTTTAAGTTATCAAGTGCTTCGCGCGGCAGCATAAGGAAATTATGTGCCAATTTTTGGTACTCTCAATGTTTTTATTTTTGTCTGGATGCGCGTCTACAGAACGCATCCAGACAGAATTTCTAACGAACACGTGTATTAAACCGCTTATTGAGTATCATTATTTGACGTGTAAAACCATTGAATTCACTATTAATGGGGAGACTTTTAGTATTCCTTCTGCCTTTGAAACTGACTTGGCGAGCATTCCTAAAATAGCATGGCCCATTATGGCGCCTGCTCATTCCTCTCTTATAAGGCCCGCTATTGTGCACGATTG